GTTTAGACCTTCAAAGTAGACCCTATGTGCGGTGCGCCTCTGGACCGGGGGAGTCGTTAGAATTTTCATCTCGTCCACGTCCCGGTCGATCCTGTATAGGATCGTGCCCGGCTCCAGCTTCCCAACATTCTTTACCGAAATCATATCTCACCCCAGTCAGTATTGGATTTTAGGAATTTCACTCGGGCGTTGAATACCCGGCCATAGCTCTTCCGGCCCCGCCAGCGCTTCCAACCTGCATACTTCTGGGCAGCAAATTTCCAGCTCTGTTGCGGGCTGTACTTTTGGGCGATGAACCATATCCTGTGATACTCGAATAGCCAGATCGCCATATCGGCGGCATACTCGAAATCGTCTTCCAGCAGGGCGATGACTGCTTCATCGCTCCAGTCTTCCAGGTCGCTCAGGCTGAAGTCTTTCCGCAGCTTCTGCCGGACATGGTTAGCAGTGACCAGTCCCATCCCAAACGGGCCGTAGGATCGCTCCTCGCCGTGGTCTGTCTTCGCTCCCAGCGATGACTCCATCCATGCCAGCCCCGCCAGGGAATGACCCCGTGGGATCATTGCTTGCTGGCCATACTGGATGCACTTCAGGGCGAATGCTTTCTGCTCTGGGGTGGCCCACTTATCCCACTCTTCCTTCGGTGTCAGTGGCTCCTCCTCCTGCTTAGGCAACAGGAGCTTGGGCATCAGCATGAATACAGCTCCACCTATTATGAATTTTTTCCGTTCCAAAATCTCCCCCTCTCGGGTAGCCTCACATGCAGAAAAAGGCATTGGTCCTCTTGCCCTTCGGCCTTTTGATAATGCACCAACTCCCCTCGACGCTTTTCAAGTTCGCCATGAGGGTGCTGCTTCGTGGGACGTATGTTATTCGGGATTGCCGGAGCTCTTCTCCCAGGTGCGCGAGGATCGACATGATCTCGCACCCAGGATTATCTTGTATGTAGGATTTGACTATTCCTATCATCTCTTTATAGGGGGTGTGGTAGCCGCCCCCTTTAGTTCCAGCATTGGCGAAGCCTGAATTTAACCGTTGGTTATCGTGGAGCAAGGGAATTACTGTATTTTCCACGTGCTCTTCGTGACCCTTGATCCGCTGGGCGGGGACAGTTTCGGTGATCTTGTCATCCTCCATAAATACTTCAAAGACCCCCAACCTATAATCCCGGCAGACATTAATGGCGAACTCCCGGTCCTCTGTGCGGATCACGTGGCCATAGCGATGACGGCGGGCGGAGATAGCTACGCTGGAGAAGTGAACATCCTCCCGGTTCCTGTGGGCCTGACGGATCACCGCCATGCTCAGGTTCTTTTTGAGCTCTACTCCGTGGAGCAGGGAGCCGCGCTTCCCTATTAAGTCCACAATCGAGGTTCCAACTCCGCCCATCCGCACTTCCTGATAAATCTCATAGCCCTGCTGCTGGAGGAACTGCACCACCAAGGGGCCAAGGTCCGCTTCCTTGAAATCACTCACTGGTCACCGGCTCCTCTGCTTCTCGTTCGGCAATTATCAGATCGTATAGGGGGCAATGCTTGTGCTGCTTCACTGTGCAGTAGGTTGGATAATCCACGCACCCCGACGGTCGATTTTCATAGTCTGTGCATCTCTTGGTTTCCGGGTCAAGTAGGATACACCGCGCCAGCTCATAGCCTTCGGCGGTATATTCCATTATCTGCTCTGGAGTGAAGGCCAGCAGGTCCAGTGCAATGGCCTGCTCAGGGGTCAGTGGCTCCATCTCCTGCTCGACCCACCGTTTTGACCGGGGTGTTAGATTTGCTGAGCCATTGGTATTTTTCCCCTTGAAGAACACCTGACAGCAGATGCCGCAGTCAGCACAGGCGTCGTGGGACGCGATTGTGTATTCGCCTACGGTCATCCAGTATCTCCCTTCGGTTTCCTCAGATCATTGGCGGGGACGTAGCTCACGCAGGCAACCAGCTCGGGGGTGATTGTTTCCGTGATATATGGTCCCATGAGCACTGCTACCTTAGCCGTGCTGTTTTCCTTCCTCAGCTGTAGGTAGGCGTCCAACCGGATAACTGGACATTGCTCTAATAGCTGGGTAGTGGAATCGCCCGGAGTCCTGTTGCATTGCTTACATACCCGGCGGCAGAAAAAGGCGAAGGTCTTTTCCTCTGGGGCGGCATTCTTTCGGTGCTGGTGCCCGTTCACCAATTCTACGCCGTTGTTCATTCGATTCCAGGAGCTCCATAATATTTCATTTGAGTTCCTTCCGATGTTGAGAAAAGTCGTGTCCGTTGCTTCGCGGCCCCGGTGTTTCATGCAAGACTGCTCCCACCAATTCTTCTGTCACGCTCTCGGAAATCGCGTCCCCCAATGCCGCCGGTATCCGGGCAGGACTAAGCCTCCCGTGCAGGTACCTATAGGCATCCATCCTGATAACTGGACAAGCCAACAGCATCACTTCTGTCGCGTCGGTTTTGATACACAGTTTGCATACCCGCCTGCAAAAGAATGGAAAATTGACCCCCATCCATTTCGTAGCCCCGTTGAGGGATACGCTCATGGCCGGGGCCTCCGCGTGAGTGCGGCAGCCAAGGTTAGCCTGATCCTTTTCCTGCCGTGGGCCTGTAGGCGCTCGATCTTATCCATCAGGTAATTGTGCTGGTTATATCGATGGATGAACGCTTTCATCAGGTCATCCGGGCAGTGCTTGAAGACGGCCACCACGTTGCAGCCTTGGTGCCCTATCGCTCCCGGCCCTCTCAGGACCATGCGCTCGGATCGCCTAAATTGTTCAATGTCCTCGGGCTGTAGGTGCTTATCCCGCTGCCGCTGGCCAACGTCAGGGACGTAGTGGCTCCGCTGAATATGTGTTGGTAAGTCGTTCATAACTGCTCCTCTATTGACGGTGGTAGTGACCATAGGCCCTGTTTACCAAGGACCACTATCGGCTTATCGAGCGCCCGGACATTCTCCAGTTTCCAGGCGTAGCGCCCCTCAAACCAGTCGCCCAACATCCGCTCATGCCCGGTCATCTCCATGATCATCTGGTGGGTCATCTCGATGCAATCCGTGAGGTCGCATACCGCCACGATTGCCCCGAACGGTAGGCCCTCGATCTTCAGGTCCGGGGCCGTGATGCTGGTCTGGGCAGCATTCATATAGTGGCTGTGGAATGATTTCTTCCCGGCTGCATGGATCGCCAGTGGTCCCCGGTAGTTGGTCCACCAGTTCCGGGTCTCCCAGCGCTTGATCCTCAGCGCCACCAGGGAGGCCCACGGCTGCCAGAGGGTGATTGCTTTCATTTGTCAAATAGTCCTTTCGGTTTCTCGGCCTTTAGTTTTTGGCGGTGTTTTTTACGCACTGCCTTCAGGCGCTCCCTGAGGGTGAGATGGGTCAGCGTCAGCTCTTCATCCGCTGTGGGCGCTTTTTTCATATTGAGGTATTCTATGAGCTGGGTAGCTCTCATGTCATCCACGCATATCCTTTGAGCCACCACCCGATTTTTAGCCATAGTGGCGGCCAGAAATATCGGTTCTGCGCCCGCATATTCCTCTCATTGCTTGAATACTTGTAGGGGTCTGGTCTTGGTGGTATCGGTCGTGATTTTGCCATTACTCTTTCTCCTCGTCGTTAAAATCCATTCCATCGACAGCGGCCTGCATGATTTCCTTGTGCTTCGCTTCCCGCTCCTCGACCTCAAATAGCACGTTGTCATCGGTGATCTCTTCCACATGATTCTGGATCAGCTCGGCCAGAGTCGCGGGGGATAGGGCATCCAGTTCCCATGACCTGTCGCCATATTTTTTGATGTATTCTTTCCCCCGGCTATCGCTCAGCTTGGCCGGGTCCGAAGGTGGATTCAGCGCATTGATCTGATCCATGCTCAGCGCGATCCGCTTGAAGTGCCAATCCGCTTCCATCTCAAAGCCCTCATATTCCAGGAATAGGCTCAGTCGGTTTTGGATGTCGTGGCTCATATCGATCCCTGATGGGTCATGGTCTCCCATGTGGAAAATATAGGGAGCGTGATCGTCGTGAATATGCTCGATCAGCCTCTGGGCAGCTTCCCACATCGCGGATTGAGAGTTATAGCCCCGGCAGGAGAAATATGGCACGTCCAGCCTTTTGCAGATCGGTTCGATCACGCCTATCAGTGCGTCTTTCTCGATCCATATCTCAGGCCGGTACTGCTGTTCCTTCCAGCGGTTTAGGTGATACTGGTACACCGTGTCCATAAACTCGCGGGGGTTGCTCCAGTGGTTTTCCTCTTCGAGTTTCCGGGTAACGTCTTCCATCCTTTTCCAGTCGATGTAGCCAGCCAGCCGGGCATCATTCACGATCCCGCCCATCCATTTGTAATTCGGATCAGCATTCTTGGTCCCGTTGGGGTCCTTGATCCACCTTTTCGTGTTTGGCACCCGGCTCCACCGGCGATTCTCCGGGAATAGGTCGCGGGCCACAAACTGATAGTAGAGCTGCCGCAGGGTCATGGTGAATCCCTGCCTCTGATACTCATTCAGGATTTTGACCGCCTCTTCGATTATGTAGAGCGCAGTCTGCCCGAAATCTTTCTCTATGTACGGGATCGTTGGCATCACATTTCCTCGAAGCTGCTGGCCTGCTCTTCGACAGTGGTCTCCACGTCGAACTCTTCCTCGCAGCGGGTGCATTTGATGGTCGTGGTGATCTCGGCCCCGTAGTAGGTCCGCTGGTACCGGTAGTTGGTGATCGGCTTACCATGCCGATCCTTGGTCTGCCGACGCTCGGTGAAACTGGTCGCGGTGGAATGAATCTCGAATTGGTCCTCGCCGTCGGCGTCGGAATCTTCCTCGTTGGCGTCGGAGCATTCATGCTCGATCTGGACCTCGTATTCCATCGATGATTCCTTGAGCTCCCCTCCGCATTCGGCGCAATCCAGGACTACCCGGACACTCCCCGTCAACTCATCCTCGTTGATTTCCTCAGATTCGATCTCCGGCTCTAAGTCCCCTCCATAGGAGACAAATATTGCACAGTCTGGACATCTCATGTCATTCCCCTTCAGTTAGTAAGTTCTGGCCGCCACTATCCACCAGGGCAGTGAATGCCGTTTCATCGGTCACGTATTCATTGATCCGCCCTATCAGGGTTTCCATCTGGCTCACCAGATTGTCAAAGTATTCCTCCCGCTCTTCGGTCCATTCCATCACGAAGTAGTCCGGGTCCCGGTCGAGGCCATATCCCTTGAAGGTCAGGTTGGAGATGCACTGCCGCTCGATCTTGCCGCCCTTTTCGATCCGGCGCTCGTAGGTTTTTCCCCTGCCGTGGATAGTCTCATAGCATACGATATAATCGATGGTCAGCGATGCTGCATTTTCGGATGCCAAGTGACTTGCTGCGCTGCCACCACTTCGCCGGACATCTTTGACCCCGTATCTGAATTGGTACAGGATCACTTTCCGGGTGTCTGGAGACTCCGCAGCAAATAGCGAAAGGTGTTCCCGTGCCTTGGCAATTACTTCCTTTTCAGTGTCCCCGATATAGCCATAGAATCCAGCGCTCCGCAGTTTCACCCTGCCCACCAGCCGATCCTGATCTATTTCGTCGTGGCACTTGAATCCCTTGATCTTTTCGGGGATTCGGATATAGAACGATTTCGCGTAGGTACTGTATTCTATCTCTGCCGTATAATCGAAGGGGTCCTCGCTGGGATAGTGTCCCTCCCGGCGGATATGAGCTTTTGTGATCTTCATCTTGGTAGCCCCTTCTGGTTCCGCTTGTGCGGGGGAACCACCTTCAGGGACAGGAGCTCGAAGATGCTTTTTTCCGTTGGGGTGGTCACAATCCTCAAGGGATTCTTAAACTCATCCACTTCCCATAGTACGCCATCGATGGCTTTATATCCCCACTTCACCCAGCGCCCTGCCATGAACTGGGAGAACTCCGACGAGCCAGTGCGGATCATATAGATACGGCCCCAATTATCCTTGTTGGGCATGAATAGATCAATCTGAATCCCCTCCGTGGTCATCATCTGGGTATATTTCCCCGTCCGGGGATCGCCCTTCAGGAGATTGACATTTGCATCGCTGAGGGCCTTTGCGAATCCCGGCGCTCGCACGGTCTGTTCGTGGAACATACCGTCTTTCGTCACTACCGTTTTCGGTATGCAGACAATCTCAATATCGCCTACCCGTGGGCGCTTGCGCCGCACCGATCCTGCTACCTGAATCCTGTCGCAGAACGGCTTCAGCAGGTCGATATATTTCCCAGCCACGTGCTGGGCTACGTGCAAATCAACTCTCTCTTTCATGTCATCCTCCCGGCAGCCCGTGTTGATATACAGGGGCATGGCTCAGTTCTATCGCTGCCAAATCACCCAAGGTCGTGAACTCTCTCAGGAATTCTTGCTGGCCGGGAGTGGCCTGATCCAAAATTGTGTTGGGATCGACATCGATTGTGGCTCCCTTGAGACCATCGAGTGCGTGTTCAATGGCATTTCTCCTGTCCTCCAGGTGATCCATTGTCGGCTGTAGTGCTTCCTTCGACTTGCACCAGAAATAGCCCTTGACCCCGGAGCCGATGGGATACTTCCATTCCCGGCGGAGATAATTCACCATTGCCCGGACCTCCTGCCCCGACAATCCCTTCCGCGCACCAGTCATAGCTTCCTTGGCGGGGTCCCACTTCCCTCCCCAGGTAGTTTTTTCCTTGATCTTGCTGGCGAGCATGGGATTCTCGGGATTGGTGTGGGCCATCAGTTCCAGCACCAGCCACCTCAGCCGCGATTCGGCATTAACAGTATGACCGTCGTATTCGTCAAATCCCCTTGGCATATCAGCTCCCTTCGCACTGTGTATGTATATCGAAAAATGCTTCCACCATGTCCTGTGACTCGCTCTCGGAAATCACGTGGCCCTCGGGAAACGATATTCTCCCGTTGCATCTGGCGCAAATCAGGTATTGCCCCCGGCGCTGAATCCACATCGATAGTTCCTTGTAGAGCTCTTCCGTAGGGAATCCCACCGGGCCGGATGGGGTCTGCTCCACCAGCCAGCCATCTTCCTCTGGTGTAGAGTACGGTTTGGGGCACATGCAGACTTCGTAATATTCTTCGTGATCCTCGCACCACGGCATGTCATCTTTCACCGGCAGTGTCTCGGGCCGTTTGACTGGGACTGAATGTTCCCTGATTATCTTCATACCGGCCCCCCGGATAATCTCTCTCTCCGTTTCCGGTTGTGATAGCGCTCCTCTATGATTTGAAACAGCATCATAAACCTACCATAATCAAGGTCTTCGAGTGTTTTGTCTATGCACGTCACTACCGCTTCCATGATCTCAGCCATCGCATGATCCCCAATACCTTCCGGGTATTCTCTGCCCCATTGCTCTATCAGTCCGGTAAGGAATTCCCGTGTCCTATTCGGCACTGGTATGGTTAGTATCGGCATTGGGGGGGAACTACTCATTTTCCTGAGCCGCTATTTTCTGATCCAGTGTCCAACGCCTGATCCACCAGCAGCCGATTGCAATGGCATCCGCTTGGTCATTATGGTAGTCGAGGAGCTTCAGGCTGAAGGTGTTGTTCACGACCAGCCGGGTGGTGGCCTTCGACGTGCTGCCCTTCCATTCCTTGGGGGTTACAAATTGAATAGTCTCCACCATCTCAGCCAGAGTGGCCGCGATGATCCCCACCGCAAAATGGTTCCGCTGCATCTCTTTTGCATTCAGCGTTTTACCAGGAAGCCTGCCACCGCCTTTTGTGCTGCGACTGTAGGTGAACCCTTCAGCTTTCTCGATCACTGCAAACCTGATCCGTAGCCCCGCCAGGGCCTCAGCATTCAATTTACTGTAAGGTGCTGCCGCAGGGTCCACATCAACGAGTGGAGCGATCTCGGGGAAATCCTGATTATTCAGTTTGATTAAATTCTTCAGAAGGTCCCGAATCTCATAAACTAAATCTGGATCGTTTACTTCCTTGGTACGGAGTGTTCCCGATCCCAGTAGCCCTTCGCCATGATCAATATCGGCATCCGTCTCCAGGATGGCCCAGCCGATATTCCTTATCGATGAGTCTATCGCCAGAATCCGCATTAGGACCCCCCCTCTTTTCTAATTGTTTTGATGCGCTTATCAATCACAGCCCTGATCTGGGGATCAGTCATGCCTTTGTTCTTGCAATCAACCACCGTCGCTGTAACCTCGACATAGGGCTTCTCCTCATGCGCCTTTTCCGGTTTATCGACCGGCCCGGAACATTTACCCGATGGTAGACTGAGCACCTGATCAATATTCCCCCGGTCTTCGAGCTGGATCACCCGCTCACAGACCAAGCAGGCATAATATCTCATCTTTTTCTCCGGGGGGATCATGGTTACATATTCGTCGATCTTCTTCCAATGCAGGAATTGTGAAATCGAGTTGACCTTCCCGTTTGGTGGATGATCATCGACGGCCTCAATGAATACTTCGCAGGCTTTCTTGGTGATCTTGAGGCCCAGGCGCTGGATGGTTTCAATGATGTCGCTTTTGTAGGCTCCATAGGACCCTTCGGGTAACTTGAAAATCCCGTGAATCATTTTCCAAATCTGCATATACTGCTGGGGAGGAACCTCTATCTCTGTATAGTCTTCTTTAGTGTCTATAAGAGGAGCTGCCATATCTGGCAGCACAGCACTGCCACTTTTGTCAGGGGGTCCTGCCGTTTCCGTCGGGGGGGGGCTGTCAACTTTGTCACCCCTACGCTTGAACTTCTTGGATTTGTTGATAACTATTTGAAGCCCCCGATGGCTGTTGTGGGTGTGGATATATCCCGCTTTGCGGAGCTTATCGATGTACCGATAATATTGGCGTTCCGAGAATGCTATATCTTTTGCGAAGGTCTCATATGTGATAGGCGCTCCGCCCAGGACATAGCCTTTACCATTGGTACCACCCTCTTTTGTGACCTTATCGAGCAGCATTCCAAACAGCCAGATAGCGCTGCCCATCGCCCTCCAATGCTTTTCCTTGAATAATCCACTCCAGATTTTCAGGGGGAAGGATTCATCCTTGGTCATAGATTCTCCCTGTGGGGGGCGGACGTTAGCCCACCCCCCTGTTTACGACAGCCCCTCATACTATTTCTACTGTCGCTCCGCCGTCGGCTGATTGAACATGGATAGTGGTATCGCACACTTCCTGCAATACCGGGACATGGGTAATGTAGATGAACTTGCCAAACTCGTCTCCCAGCTTCTGGATCATTCGCTTGGCCAGCAGCAGGTTCGTCTCGTCGAAGGCTCCCCAGCCTTCATCGAATATGCAGTGGTTGATGATGACTCCGGTTGACTCGGCCTGTATCTTGGCCATCCCCGCCCGCAGCGAATAGCCAATGGCCACGCGCTGGAATCCTGAAGCTTCCCCCAGGGGGTGAGTGCCACGATCATCCGTGAACATGATCACGACCTCATCTTTTTCCTTCCCGCTCTGGGTATCCTTCACCGGATCGACTTTTACCCGGAGCGCACTATCGAAACCTTCATCAACGCATAGGAATTCGTTGGAGTACTCTGCAAAGCGCGGCAGGGCCTTTTCCATTAACAGGTATGGGATACCATCCCGGCTGACTGCTGCGATATAGTGGACAAAGGCATTGATCTTGGCCAGCCCCGAGCTGTTTACTTGCTTCAACCCTTCCAGGGCGGCCTTTACCGTATCCATGCGCTCCAGGTTCTGCTGCATCACACCGATCTGGCGGACGTTTTCATCATATTGGTTCTGCATGTTGGTGAGATTGGTGTTGAGGCTGTCCGACTGCATTTGAAGATCAATGGTATCCACCGACTCTCCCAGTTTCTCCAACTCCTGAGTCACTTCAAGGCGTTCCGTACTAAGCCGGTCCCGGTTGGTCTCAGCATTCCTCAGATTGGTATCCGCCACCGCCACCTTTTCCTGCACCCTCGGCCAGTCGTGGCCCCTCTCTGTTTGCAAGTCAGCCTTCACAGTGTTCAACGCTGATTTGGTTGCCTCGAACTGGCTTCGCTTAGTATCGACATCCGTTTTTATTTTTTCTATCTGGGGAGCCAAAAGTTCGATCTCAGCATCAACCGTGGCCTTGCTTTTCTCTTGACGCTTGACGGCGGCCTCGTTCCCCGCGTGATCTGGGGGGTTGGCTTCCAGCTGGGCCAGCTCTTCCTCCAGGGTAGCTATCGTGGCCGAGGCCGCGTTAGCATCCTCCAGCAACTTGCACTGGCTCTGAAGGTCCGTTCCATCGCAGGGAACTTCCTTCGTCAACTCTGCGGCCCGCTCGGCGGTCCTGATCCTCTCGGTTTGCTGGTCGATTTTGGCATTGTGGTTGAACGTCTCATTTTCGATGGTGTTCTTACAGGCATCGATGACCGTCTTGTGCGTCGATGAGTCACCCTGAAGATGGTGTATCCGATTGACCTTTTCTTCACGTTCATTCATTATGGTCGCAATCTCATCGGATTGCCGGTCATGCTCAATCTGTTTGCTCTCGATCTGAGATTCGAGGGCTGCTACCCGTTGGATACCGGCGGTGACCTGATCCTTTTTCTCCAGGGCTGCGGTCATCTCCCGGATCGTGCCTTCCTCAGCCTCGATACTCTCCCGGAGGTTGGCGCTTTTGAGATTCAGATCGGTACGCTGCTGGACCAGGGCCTGAGAATTGGTGATCTTTTGCTGGATTTCATCCCGCTGTTTCCGCAGGTCCTCCATCTCCGTGTATTTCAGGGATTTGGTCCCTTCGAGCTGTTTCAGTGAATCCTTTATGTGGTTCTCCTGCTTCAGTTCCTCTTCCAGCCTCTCCATCTTCATGGTGACGTTTTCGTAGTCACCCCGGAGTATCCTCAACTGCTCCTCAGCGGCCTTCTTCCGCAGGTCAAACGCTGTGAAGTTCATCGCCTCTTGCAGGGTATCTTTCATCTCCGCTGCCGTCAGGCTGCATAGGTGATCTATCCCCTGCTGGGAACCGTACCGGGTAGACAGGTACATATTGTAGCTGCCCACCATTTTTTCGATGGAGACCTGAGTTTCCTTGGCATCACCTTCGTTAATAGGCAGCCACTGTTCGCCAACTTGCTTGCTCAGGACTACCGTGCCACTGGCATTGCCGTCGGTGCCCAGCTTGAGAGATCGTCTCACCCGGAAATTTTCCATCTGGCCACCCGGCTGCTGGGCTTTGAACCAGATCGATACGTCTGTCTCCTTGCAGCCACGGCGGATAGCATGGACAAGCTGGGTCCCCTTCCGCAGTTTCTTCCAAAATGCGAAGCTCGGTATCTCCGCCAACTGAGATTTACCCACATGGTTGCGCCCGATGATACAGATGATACTGCCCAGGTCATCGAAGTTGATGTCCACGTCGATTAGCGGCTTGAAATTCGTCGCCTTGATGCGCTGGATCGTATAGTTAGTGCCTTGAAGCTGATGCAGGACATCCGGGGGGATGGCCGCTGACACACCCCGGTTGATTTCGTTCATCAACGGGAGGCTGGCCGCCCGGTCCTCGTCCAGTTCGGACCAGACCCTGAGCATTCCTTCCATATCCAGATCGGTATCCATCTCATCAGCCCGGATGCGAACCGGGTCCACCGTATCAATCACCAACTTATGGCTGTGGACTCCCTGCTTAGTCAGCCAGTCCTCTATCATCTCCCGGTTCAATAAACTCCGGCGCTCCCGATGGATTTCCACTCGGACCCGGACCTTGGCATCCTTGATCGCTATTGGCTTCAGTGCATTGAAAACCACGTCCACCGGATCATCCATCTTGTCGGCAAACTGATCCTTGGTGATTTCCACTGTCAGCATCTGATGGGCGACCGGTATCTCGATTGGCACGTGCTGCCCTGTCACAAGGTCCCAGAGCTCGATACTGGGTACCATCTTCTCCTGCCCAAAGGTCAGTGGAGCTATGGCTCCGCTGTAGAATACCTCTCCCACGCTCTGGCGCTTATGCAGGTGGCCATACATGATTGCGTCGAAATGACCTGCCAGCCAGTGCCGGTCGATGGCCAGATCGTTCTCCTGCGTGAGGACCTTTTCACTGTCGGCCACGCCACCGGCCACCGTGCCATGCCCCACCAGGATCGGCTTGATCCCAGTCGCCCGGAGGTCAATACATTCCGTGGCAAATTCTTCCGCGATCCGGCGCATGAGTTCGGTCAACTTCGAGTCTATCTCGCTGGGCTTGGTTTCATCTTCCCTGCTCAGATATAGATACTTCGATGGATGTGGCAGGGTGAAGAAGCGGACACCCCGCAGTGCTTCGGTCGGAATGTGGATACAACCCGGACTGATACTGATGAATAGCCGGTCATGGAGTGTTGGAGTTTCGGCTTTCAGCCGCCCCAGCAGCCCCGTGACGGCATCAACTCGGTCATACCTGTTAGAGATGTCGTGATTGCCAGGAATCGCCAGTACAGGGGCAATCTCGGCCAATCTAAGGACCGTTTCGCGGATCACCAGTGACTCCTGCGGTGTGATGAAGCCCCGCTTCACAATGAGATCACCTGCAATCACGATTGCATCAGGTTCGATCTCAGTAGCCTGTTGTACGATGAAGTCCATCGCCGGGCCGGTTACGTCGCCCAGGGCATCGCAATGATGCCAGTCAGCTGTGTGTAGTATTCGCATGGATCAATTTCCCTCTTGATTATTAGTTGACATCCGCCCCGACAGGAACCAATCGTTTGGACCGTCTAAATAGTATAGAATCTCGCACGGAGGGCATTCATGTGCCTCCAGATACTCTTTAGGCAGCACAAAGGTTGTTAGCTTATTGCCACAACCGGGACATACTCCGTTTCTTATTAAACGGTCTCTGGTTCTCGTGCTATCCTCCACGGTCTTCATACTTAGTATGGCAAGCCGTTAGGTTTGGGTTGGTCGTAGCCCCACATCAGGTTTTTCAACTGATCTTTGTCGCTCTTCTTCTCCCAGTCGGAGTGATCGAGTACCATCAATTCTCCGGTCTCGCCCGCCTTGATCTGGCGCTTTTCGATCAAGTGTTCCATCTGCCGGAACCGGGCAGTGATGTCCATCTCCCTACACTGCTCCTCGAATTCCTTTCGCAGGAGTTTCGGCTCATCGCTAGGATCAGCTTCCGCCGCAGGCTCTGGCTGCTCGGCCTCTTCCCCATTATCAGCCTCCGCGAACTCCGCCTCCTGAATATGCGGGAGGGGAGTAGTTTGGACATCCCTCTCACGGGGATATGCCAGATCACGTGCATGTGATCCTTGCCGGTAGATGTCGGCGCGAGTCTGGG